TTGAAGTACCAATACCCAAGCCAGTAGAGGTAAGACGCATTTGCTCACTTGCTGAAATATAAGAAATAATTTGTGAAGCTGAATATGCCATTGAGGCACTTCCAGCAACCGCCAAATATCCAGTAGTTCCAGAAGGAGTATTTATCCAAGAACCGCTATTATAAGCACCATACGAAATATCTGACACTCCAGCACTTGATGAAGTATTTACAACATATCTACCAGTTGAAACCAAAGTACCACCACTTTCTTGTAAAATACTATTTCCTATTGCACTTGAACTTGTAAACTTGGGGATATAGTTGGTAGTACCTGAAATAGATGAAGAACTTGCTCCACCGATGTCGGATAATAATTCACTTCCGGTACGATATTTAAGTACTCCACTATCGCTAACTAAAAACTTGTCGGTGTCGGTAGTAGCATTGGCGATTTGTGACAACGTAACATTACCCGAAGTATCAATTCTTAATCTTTCGGTATTATTTGTAAAAATTACAAAAGGATGGCTTAACGGAGTTCCAATTTGAACTTGTGATGTTTGTATAGCAAAATTACCTACTACTGTTCCATTATTAACCGCAAAATTTGAGGTACTTCTAACAGTACCCGAAACATCTAATTTATAGGCGTCATTGGTATTTCCAATGCTTACATTTCCCGATGTATTAGAATAGATAGCACTATCCCCAACTGCTGAAGAAGAAGTGAACTTTGCTACATAATTTGTTGTTCCGGAAATACTACCCGAACTTGCTGCTCCAATATCCGAAAGAACTTCCGCTCCGGTTCTATAAGTTACTTGATTACTTGCGTTTAAAGTCAAGAATTTATCGGGGTCGGTAGGAGTATTTGCTACACTTGTAGCCGTAATAATATTAGAAAAGGTCTTTGCTCCGCTAATTGTTTGCGTAGTAGATAAGGTAACGAAAGCATCGGCAATATCCGTTTCAATGATTGTCGCTAATGAAGTTACAGTCGCTTTATAGGAATAACCCGAAGAAGGGTCGCCAACTAAAATTAAGTCGCTTAAACTTGGGGTTCGGGTTACGAGTTCGTTTATCTTTTTATTCGCCATCGTTTTATTTTAAATAGAATTATGAGGGATAAGTGTATGTTGTCGGTACTACACAACGATTCGCCAAATAAGGCAATTCAATAGAAATATCGGCTCTCACACCAGCTAAAAGGTCAGGGGTATCTTCGGTAAAGAAATTCAACGTAGCACTTAACCCCTCATCAAACTCAAAATTATTGTAGCGTAATTGTGCTATAATATCTTGACAAATCTCTAATTGGTCGCTCAACACTTCGGTTTCGTTAGTGTCTTCCGGTAACATTCTATCAAAGAAATACAAAGAGAAATTAAGAGTAACGTTTCTTTCGCCTACATTTCCACCGGTCAAATCAAAGAAAAGCGAAGGGTAAATATTCTCCGTACCTCTTGAAAGGTAATCGGATAGGTCACCGAAGTAAACGCTTTTTATCTGCTTGTGTGCGTTCCCGAGATTTGTTATTGTTTGAACCAGTTGGTTGAGAGTTAATGCCATTTTCTTGCTTTTGTAAGTAAAGCCGAAGCTTTTTTTGATTCTTTAAAGAGTATGTTTTATTCGCCACAACAACGATTTATATTACCTTGATATTTTTCTTCAAAAGATTTACCCTCGCAACAATCGTTCTCGCCTAACCAAATTGAAGTTGTATAGGCTTGTCTTTCCGGCACGATAGTGTCATAAGTCGAACCCGGATTGTTGTATTCGGGGAACGTATTAAAGCCACTTCTATCTAATAAATACTTAACCAATCTTTGTTTGTAAAACTCCGCTCTCGCTTTGTATCTATCGGCAACATCAATCATTTCCGCAGCCGAAGGATTTTCTTGCCCTTCTCCGCTTTTACGAACCATTCCCTTATTATAAAACTGATATGAAAGTCCCATTGGTAGTTCGCTCATAACATAATAAACCAACGTAGGAGTAATATAAGTATCTAAAAGAGCCGTTTCGGTTGCCGTTAAGTTATTGTTTTGGATTCCGTTTTGTAAACGCTCATACAAAGCCGTTCCGAGTGCTGGAAGGATATACATATCTTGCGAAGTCAAGATTTCCGGATTCACTAATTTTTCGTCTACGTTATTATGCAAACCGGTTCTTTCTTTGATAGTTTCTACCGATATAAATAAAATATTTCTGCTCATTTCTTATTTTTTAACAACAACAACTGCATTCCAAGTATGTCTACATTTAGGACTATGAATATTCGTATCAGGGATTGTCCACCAACCACCGGCAAGAGCAAATACATCGTAACCTAATCTCGCACTAATTGATTGAATCTCGCCTCTTGTGTAAAGCTTTTTCATTGACATCAACTTTTGGCAAAAAGGTCTTGAAGTTCTTATATTTCTATCCGCTTGGGTAGTCCTTAAATAATCCCACGTATATTCATAACGAACCAAAAAACTTGTCTTTAAAGGCTTATCTAAAAGCTCATTTAAGGGTTTTAAAAGTTTAGGGATTTGTGTTTCTACATCATATTCCAAAACTTCAAGAGCTACTAACTTTTGGATTCGGCTCATTACCTCGCCTTCTTCAATCTCTAAAGCTTTTGCAATATCCTTCGGTTGAATACGCTTGTTTTTAGCGATTGTATCAAGGATTTTCTTATCGATAGTGTCATCTATCACTTCATCTCTAAAAGCCAATTCTTGAGCCTCTAAATCCCCTTTAAACACCTTTCTACGAGCTACCACGCTAAATTCTTCGGAAGAAACTCCGTATTCGTTAAAAACCGAAATAACGGAATCTTCATCACTAAACCTTTGCTCGTAAGTTTCATCGCCCAACCACGTGCTTATAGCCTCGTCATCTAATCCGTAGCCACTCTTTAACATTTGAATGGCTTGTTCCCTACTAATGTTTCCTTTATTGTAATTACGGATTATTCGTTGAAAGTTTTGCCACTCTCTACCCTTCATACCTTTTAAATTCTCATTTATCAAGGCTTGTGTCGGCTCGGGAGTAACAGTTTCGTATTTAGAAGGGTCTACACCAATCTTTTCTAATATCCACTCTTTAGGAGCAAATTGAGCTATAATATTTTCGCTAAACTCAAAGTTTATCGGTTCTACCGGCTTAATATAAAGCTCGGAAGTAATTCCGTTATACTCGGCTAAACGATTAAAAATACTCTCTAAATATTGTTGCTTATCGTTTACATACGTATTCTTAAATACCTCGTAACCATCACGAATCTCGCTACGAGTACCTAATGAACCCTCAACCAAAATCCCAAACAAAGAAGGAGTAGTAATTTGGTGTCCGGCAAATATGTTCTGTTGAATCATATTATCAACCCTTCCGAAATCTTCTTTCGTTAAATCGGAAGCACCCAAATCGTCTACGGCTGGTTTTTTATTAATATCCGCAACAAAAGAAAGGATAAATTTCTTGCCATCACTACCCGAAAATCTTTCGGTAAATCTTCTTTCGATGTTTCTTTTCTCATCCGGAGAAGGCTCTCCATTGGGTAGAGTAATTAATTTAGAAGCACTAAATCCGGTTTGTGCATTTCCTAAAACGTGTTTAGAAACCTCTACATCGCTTTCAATGTAATTCAATGCACCGAGATACCCAGGCAAAGCGTAAGTATCCAATCCAGGTCTATACTCTTTTAAATAAAGGATTTGTTTGCCTTCTTTTACGTTAGGGTTAAAACCTATTACAACATCGGCTTCCGCTTTTCTATCGTTCCAATCCTTAATCCAATATTGTGTATTGTCTTTATTAGAACGTACTTTAGTATAATCTATATGCGTAATAGAAGCGATTTGACCGCCAATTTTACTCCAAATAATTTCTAAATAAGCACCGCCGAAAACTTCCATATCAATGGAAACCTTACGTGTTAAATCCGTTAAACTTTCATACGGATTTGGGTTATTAATAAACTCTTCGGCTTTTGCGTCATCTTCTTTTGTTGCCCATCCGTTGCCGGTAATATAGTTTACTTTACCTTTTACAATAGCGTTATGCTTTGCACTTTTATTATAAAGGCTTAATAGGTAGTTAGGATAATCGTTCTTTTCTCCGAACTCAATATACCCCACTCCTTTTTTCTCCCGATATTCGGGTTGCTTTGCTTCGGCAAAGGTTAATATAACAAGGTTATCCATCATCGTACTATAAATGTATTTGAAGTTTGATATTTAGTAAACGAAAAGCTTGTAGCCTCGTTTAATCGCATTATGCCGGTTTCTAACAATCCCGTAGCCAAAGAAGGGTTTGTATTCGAAGTAGAGGTTTGTTCGTAAATCTCGTATTCCCATTCTCCGCTATCGTAATTAGCAAAGTAAGTATTCGTAACTAATGAAAATTGATTGAATCTATCCTTATGCGTAGAAGTATCGGTAGCGTTTAATAGAACGAATTTAACCTCAACATTACTTCCCCGATGTGTAAACACGAACAAATAATTAGGAGAAGTTAAGGTTTGCTTTTCCTTTAAAGTTAGAATAATCTCACTCGTAGCACCCTTCGTTAAATATATCATACTACTAAATAGAAATTAGTTGGATTTTTACCAAAAAAAAGACACCCCCGAAGGAGTGTCCTTAATCTACCTACCTATAACGAACCACGAAAGCCTTATGATACTAAACCGGCTATAATGCCACTATTTACTTCGGGAGCAAGTTCTTTCTCGCCACCGGTAAAAGTTAAGCTATATCCGTTTCTATCGCCTTGAGCCGTACCGGTTGCACTTGTACCGCCAGTTACGTCAAGACCGGTGTAGCGACCTAACAACCAATATTTATCGTTAGCGTCTTGAACTACCGCCATTAAGGTGTTCTTTGCGAGTAACAAGATTTCATTTCTTGTATTCGCTTGGAGTTTGTTAAGAACGATTGAAAGTTCTTGAGCGTAAAACACAGTACCATTCTCAACAGATGCGGTAATAGTTTCAGTCAATGCTCCGGTGTTCTTAACAAGCTCGTATTTATAGAATACTTTACCAGCCGACTTCGTGATAGCAGAAACGATACCTGAAGCTTCAGTAACCGAACTCACGTTAGCGTGAGCGATTAACCATACCGCTTTTATACCGCCTAAACTTTCGCGACAATCGAGTGTGTATCCTTGTGTTAAAGCACAAGCCATTGTTAATTAATTAAAGTGTTATAAAATGTGGGTAACCCCGAAAGGCTACCCACTTTTAATTAGATAATGAAAGATGCAATCTCATCCAAGAAGGCTACGTTAACACCCATCTTGAACTCGCTTACGAAACGTACTTGGTCAGCCTCTTTTGCGTAGAAAAGCTCAAAACGCTCTTCTTCGTTAAGAAGGTCAGTTCCCAAGAACATATTGCTCAAACGGATAGCATAAATCTTATTTGCTCCGTTCAAACCTGGAGTAGCTACAACTTTGATTGGAGTACCTGGTAAGAAGAACTCGCTATCGGCTTTACCATCAAAAGCGTAGTTAAACATATTCGCATTCTTTAATGCGATAGTGTAAGTACGGAATACGTCTTGACCGCACCAAATTGTCATATCGTCTTTAGATACAACTTGAGCAGGGATTGCTTTGTAAAGAGCATCGAAGATTGCTACTACGTTAGCGGTAGTGATTGCAGTTGCAGTACCACCATAGTAAGTTGCGTTGTTAGCCTCAACCGCAGAAGTACCAATCAAAGTAGTTAAACCTTGGAATTTGTTAAGGTTTACGTTAGCACTTCCAGTTGAACCTTGCCAAATAGCAGTTTCAAGTTGAGCAGCGATACGAGCAGCTTTCTTGTCTGTGTAATCCGCAGCGAAAGCGATTGAATCGTAACGGCTTCCCTCTGGTAAAGCCTTCTGCAAATATTTTGCTTCAAGGTCTTTAGGGCAAAGAGATTC